ATATTTCTTACTGTTATTGTTTAATTCAATCATGATGTATTCTATATTCTGCAACGTTTTTGATGCGCCTTTTAGAACTTCCATCTCTAGTCCCTCTACATCTATCTTCAGCATGTCAGCCTCTCCTACATCTAGAGAATCTAGTTTATTGATCTTTGTTTCGCCTTTTTCTAACAACACCCTAGTGTTCTGGGTGGCAAACTCATTGGTAAGTTTTACGAATCCGTCATCGTTACCAACTGCCTGATTGTATAATTTCACATGATTATATAGTGATAGATTCCTTGCAAGGCATTCATAATGTATTTTGTTTGGCTCGTAACAATACATTTTTTTACAATATTTTTGCATAGAAGTTGCCCACGTTCCACACCATGCTCCCACGTCAACTATTAGATTAAATTTTTTATGTTGATTGTCACACCATTTGATAAACTGATTGAGACACTTGTCCTGCATGTGAGGGGATCCGTCAACACGCCATTTTTCTATTTGTGCATCTGTAGACGGAACCCATAGTCCATTTTTCAATTTTTCAATTTTCACAATAAACCTTTGTCCATCAATATTTCAACTGCGGAACCGTTCTCAAATTCTTCTGGTGTGAACTGTTGATACGCAAGGCTATATAGCCATGGCTCCGGGCCTCCATAGTAAGGACTCTCTATGTCTGCTAACTCTGTGTTGCCAACATCTACAGCAAAACTCTTCTCATGACAGAACACCGGAACACCCTCGCACACGGCCTCCACCGCCGCAATCGAACAACTAGTGACAACGCACCAGGCATCCTTGAGGTCCTCGGATAGGGATACCTTGGCCTCACTTGGTCCTGATGTACCCCTGCCCCTAGGCTTGTGTCGAAGTCTGATAGGTCGGTCCGTGTATCTCTTGATCTGTTCTATCGTGTCGTTAGTCCAGTTTGGTTGATCTATGTATGCGTTTATACCTGCTGAGCTAGGACAAACTAAAACATATTTTCCTTTAAAGGTCGGGGCTTTGACTTTCATCCCAAACTTTTCAAATCTGTCTGACTTACAATCTTTAATATAAGGAACATGTATACTGTTTTTACAAATTCTCCAGTAATGGTTGTTAGGTTTTAAATCGTTGTTGTCAAATCTACCAAAATAAGGAGTATCTGTGAACCAATAACTATGATTACGTGCTTCCAACTTCTTGACCATTTCCCTGTTGTTGCCAACGAATCCCCAGAACATGCTGTTGATCACAGGATCGGTTTCAGTGGCATTGTCTAACTTGGTTATCTGATCTGGCCAAGACTTCTCAACACCGTTGAATACTTCCCAGGCCTTGCTGTTTTTATTACTGAATGGTGCGTAGATTGTTAGCATCTATAAAATCCGTTAAGTGTTTGGCCCATTGACTGTGCCCTTCCGCAGATGGGTGTGGATCGTCTGGACTGACTATGTGTTTGTTCTCCATGATGAAATCATAATGGCTAGTTTCGAAATTGAAGAAACGATCTTTGTTGATTGATGATTGCATTGTTCTTAGATCTGTGTTAGGTGATGTGATAGTATTAGGAAGGCTGTTGTACATAACGTATGGTATTCTGTTCAACTCAAAAAAATTCTGCAGGTCTAACACGTGATCTACGAACCTCATCTCCCCTTGCTGGTCAACGTCCCATCCAGGTTGTCCGGTGATGAATCGTAGATTGTCTGCTGTCTTCCATGTCCTCCACGTGGATTCCATGTTGGGTATCCTTCCCTTCTTCCAACCATCGTTGGTCATGTAGTCATGTCGGTGTGTGCTTGACCACCCTATTACCGCGAATACATCCTCTGAGTGATTCTGTTGGAACCATAATTTTGTGGTGAAGCTGATACGGTCGTTTCCCCTGCCGCCCATGGCGAGATTATGTAACTCCAGATTGTACTGTTCTGCCAAGATCTTAGTCGTGAATGTATCCACACCGTCCTTAGGACGAGTGATTAAGAAACTACACCCATTGGAAAATAATCGCATCATAGTCTATTTTACAGTATAATTATTCGTATGCCAACGGTTAAAAATATTGATTCTTTGAAATATTTCCTCAATAGGTTCCCAACAATCGACAGTGGATACGAGTACTCGGTCAATTACCACAAGAATGTTGATCCAAACTTCAAATCGTTGCCCACTTTTATGGCAGAATTCTTTGACTGTAGAACACACAGTTGCCCATTATTGCTGACCAACGAGGATCATCTGATCACCAATCATGTATGGAATCTCACACACAAGAGTAGGAACAAACCCAACAAAACACATGGACTATGGAAGAAATGGGGTGATCACATGGAGATCGACTTACCGCCCGTGACCAGGCAATTCAATGAGACCTACACCTATGTGTGGCTACCCATAGACGAGGACAGCGCCAATAATCCATGGCACATATGGATGGATGTAATTTCTAAGTTTCGATTGATTGAGAAGAGGTGGTCAACCAACTTCGCCAAGTATGTATTTGTACTATCAAACCCCAGCAAGTACTTTGACAAGGTGGCAAAAGAATTCTTCTCAGAACTCAAGTATATGGTAATGCCCGAAGATGAGACCTGGCAGTTCAAACATTTGATTGTGCCAAGCCTCAGCAATTACAATGACGGAGTGACCACACCACACCTAGCACCATGGCTCCGGGTGTTAAAAAACATACTAAAGGTTGGATCAGAGAGAAAGAGGAAAATTTTTATTTCTCGTGAAGACGCTAAAACCAGGAAACTACTAAATGCTGAAAAGTTACTCATGGCTCTTAAAGGATGGGAGACAGTGACTTTGGAAAATTTATCGATCAAAGAACAAGTAAGGTGTTTCTCTGAAGCATCTCACATAGTATCAACACACGGTGCAGGACTAACTAATCTACTCTGGTGCGAGCCAGGAACGAAAGTCATTGAGATACAAGACCCAAACATGATTAGAAAGAAAGTATATCCTGTATTGTCTCACCAATTAGGTTTGAATCACGAACTATACCTAGCAAAGATCTTGCCTATAAAAATACAAGGTAAAAAACCAAAAGGTGTAAAAAGATTCAATGATCTAGTTAATTTTGAAGTTGATATACCAGATTTAGTTAGACACCTGTTATAAAATATTGTAAAATACAAAAATGATTTATCTAAGCCGAACACATAGAGAATTAACCGAAAAATATATTAAATTCGCACAAAAAGGAATTCCAAATTCTAAGATATTAGACTATGATAAAATAATAAAATTAGATGATGCTAAAGAAGTCTGGTTGTTTGGTATACTGCGAGGGACAAATTTAGTATACGAACATTGTGCGAAGAACAAAATTAATTTTTATTATATGGACAGACCATACTGGGGGAACAGTAGGCAGGAACCTTACTTCCTAAGAATAGTAAAAAACGGACATGTCAAGAATCAGTTAGAGGAAAGACCTAAAGATCGTTTTGAGTCGACATTTCCTTTTGACATAAGGCCGTATCACAGATCGGGAAAAAAAATATTAGTGTGCCCTCCTACTTCGTCTATTAGCACATTTTTTAAATGCGAAAATTGGCTAGAGCAGACGATCCAAAAATTAAAAAATAATACCGACAGAGAAATAATAGTAAGAGATAAGCCTTATAATCCTGAAGCATACATCGATTCAAACGGAGAAATGCGTACAGGAGAAAACAACACATCTGTTTCAAAAGAAAAAATCGACTGGAGAGAGATACATGCTGTGGTTACATTTAATAGTTCAATAACAATAAAAGCACTAGCCAATGGTGTGCCTGTATTTACAGACGAAAATAATTGTGCTTACCCTATAGCAGAATCAGATATTACTAAAATAGAATCCCCCAGGTACGAAGATCCTAGACCTTTGTTTTATAGCCTAGCTTACGGACAATTTACAGCTAAAGAAATGAGTGACGGAACAGCAAGGAGGTTGATCAATGGACGTTGAGATATTCAGAAGAACAGTGAAGGATAGAAAAAAAGGAGCTAGTTTCCAGCTTCTACAACACATGGCCGAAGGAATAAAAGCATCTGGAGATAATCCAATATTGGTTAATGAAAAGCTCGAAGGTGAATGGAGAGAAAATGAAATGGAGCCTTCAACTCCTATAGGATGCATGTTTGGGTATGGTGGAAAGAACCAACTTCATCACACAAAAGGTAGGAGACGAGATTTAGTAGAGCGTGCCAAGAAAAAAGGAATACACATTATCACATTTGACGGAGGCATACTATCTAGTTTTGGCAACACCATTACGCACCCAAAACACCATTGGCGTGTAAGTTTGTACTCTCCCATGAACAATGGCGATTTCCTCAGCGACGATAGTCCCAATGATCGTTGGGAGATGATGAAAAAATTATGGAATGTAAAATATGAACCATGGCGTAAATCAAATCAAGAAGATCCCATATTATTTGTGTTACAGCCTAAAGACAATTGGAGTATGGATGAATTAGATCCAATCGATTGGTTCATGAGGGTATATGAAAAACTGAGGCCGGCCACAGACAGACAGTTTCTTATAAGACCGCATCCAAATCACATGGCACAAATGATTAAAAGGAAAAATGAATTTCCCGAAGACTGTGAACTATTAGAAGGCAAGTCGGATTGGATAGGAGATGAGAAAAAGTATTACAGATTCAATTTCCAAGAGGTTATAAGTAATTGCCATGCTGTTGTTACTCACAATTCTACTGCCAGCGTCGACTCTTGTGTTCGTGGAATACCTACCTTTTGTACCTCAGATCTTGCACTTTGTTGGCCTGTAGCGAATACTAATCTCAACAATATAGAAACACCCGAATACCCAGACAGGACACAATGGATATACGATATTGGATACAAGCAATGGACAACAGAAGAAATACGTAACGGTACCGTATTCAAAAGATTTAAGGAGAAATTAGGGTATGCATAGAAGAATAGATATACTCAAAAATCAATATGATAATATTTCTAATTTAATATTAAGTTTTCCTAGATGTGGTCGTACATGGATGAAGCATCTACTTGGACATTATATCGCAAAAAAGTATGATGTGGAATTTAGCAAATGGGTTGATAGACCAAGACCTGGTATACCAAGGATACTTTTCAGGCATGACTATATGAGTACTACGGGGCACATACCATGGAATGAATATTTTGCAATACAGGAAAAAAAACAATTTATCTTTATTGAAGAAATGAAGAAGCAAAATATTGTATATCTGTTTAGAGATCCCCTTGACGTGCTATTCAGTTACTGGCCATATCTACAAAGTATACCCTATAAAAACTTTACACCCCCAAAATACGATAATATTGTGGATTTTGCCTACGATAAACACTGGGGATTTGATAACATAATTAACTTTATGAATCTACAATTAGATCACTATCAACAACACAATGGAAAAAAAATATCTATCAAATACGAAGAATTAAAAAAGCAAGACACAGAATGGATAAAACTTATAGAATTTATTTTTGGATCAAGCGACGAGTCGTGCTTTATACATGCCAAGGCACAAACTACATTTTCAAAAATGCAGAAGAAAAATAAAACAGATGTACCAAATGAACTTAAATTTTATAGAAGAGGCGAGTCGGATTATTTTTTAGAGTTACCTATAACTCAACAGATACATTTAAAAAACTGGCCTGGATATTTGAAATTGGTTAGAAGAATAAATGAAAATTAAAGTTATCACATCATATAAGCCAGGCTGTTGGCAACAGTACGGCAAGAAGGGCATAGAGTCCATGGCTAAACAATTTCCAAAAGAAATTGATATCGTTGTGTATGCAGAAGAACCCAAACCCGAATGCAGGTATGACAGGATAACGTGGATAAATCTCAATTCCGCCGAACCGGAGCTTTTCAAATTCAAAGACAAGCACAAGGACGACCCAGTAGCCAACGGAGAGCTACAGGAAATACCAGGTGGCGTGAGACGTCCTGCTGAATTGCAGACCAAAGGCGGCGCGGATAAGAACAAGGGATCATTCCTTTGGGCCGCTGTGAGATTCGCTAACAAAGTATTCTGTGTAGTGAACGCTGTGCGTAATTCCAAGGAATACGACTACGTTGTTTGGATAGACGGAGACACATTCACTTTCAGGCCCGTGCCTATGGATTTCTTTAAAAAACTGTTGCCCAAAGACACCATGCTCACATACCTGGGTCGTGAGAATCCCAAACTCAACGACGGAGGAAAGTATCCTGAATGTGGTTTCGTTGGATACAACATGCGTCATCCTGAGATACAGAATTTCGTAAATGACTGGGAGAATCTATATGTCACCGATGAAGTTTTCAAACTTTTGGAATGGCATGACAGTTACGTATTCTGGCATCTGTCAAAGATCTATAGGAAAGACAAGAATATCACTGTGAACGATATAGGGTATTGGAAAGGGGTCAAAGGACATCATGTTTTCGTTAACAGTGAACTAGGACTCTACATGGATCACATGAAAGGTAAAAGAAAAAAGTTGGGCACATCGGCCAAGAACGATCTACGAGCCAATCCAAATTCACCAACGAATGTGCAAGACATCGACTACTGGAAGAAAGCACCACCTACCATATGAGAATAGAAGTTTGGACAGAACACGGACCTATGAATTCGAAACCCATCTTTGATGCTTTCATAAAGAGTCTGCAGGATGCTGGAGAGACTGTGTACCTCAACAAGTCAGCCAACGCGGACGTGGCAGTGATATGGAGTGTGTTATGGCGTGGCAGGATGCAACAATATCAAAGAATCTGGAACGAATATAGGAAAAACAACAAACCTGTCATTGTGATAGAGGTAGGCGGACTGAGGAGGAATCAGAGTTTCAAGATAGGCATCAACGGTATTAACAGAGACGCCGATTTCGCCAACCAGGAGTTTGATGACAAGAGATGGCCATTATTCAAACACGAGCTTCAACCATGGAATCCCACAGGAGAATTAATCGTTGTCTGTGGTCAGCACGACGCTTCAGAACAATGGAAGAGTTTACCCAAGATGCAGAACTGGATAGCACAACAGATTACAGAAATTAGGAAGTACACAACAAGACCAATACTGGTTCGTCCACATCCAAGAAATCAGATCGATTTCTCAGCAAAAGATTTCGAAAACGTAAAGGTACGGATGCCCAAACGAGACTACAGGACCTACGACGACACCGATTTCAAAAAAACACTCGAGAGAACCTGGGCAGTGATAAATCACAGTTCCAACCCCGCCATGGAGGCAGTTATCAGAGGCGTGCCGGTCTTCGTGTCAGAATCCAGTCTGTGCTACGATGTGGGCAACACCAGTCTGGCCGACATCAATACACCGGCTATGCCTAACAGGATCACTTGGGCTAACTGGTTGTCCTACACGGAATGGTTCAAGGACGAGATAGAAGCGGGACTGCCATGGAAAAGAATAAAGAAAAGATTACAGGAGAAATATATCAAATGAAAACAGTGAACATAGGTAAGAGGACCGAAATACAGCCCATCGAATGGACACCGTATCAAGGGGAGACGGTCATTTTAAAAACTATACTGCGGCAAGGGAAAAAAATACAAGAGACCGCGTTCTTCGAGGACAAAGTCAAAGCAGTTCCACGAGGCAACGCTTACTGTATAGGTAATGGTCCTTCGCGACAGGGATTCGATCTAACCAGACTAGAAGCCACAGGACAGACCTATGGATGTAATGCTCTGTATCGAGATTTCCTACCAGACTTCATATTTTCTGTTGATACAAGAATCACAGTCAAGATGTGTGAGGATAGTGTGGGACTAAAGACTGTGCACTATGCACCTTCCCTGGAAGTCAACAGGAAACAGAACAAGGGCATGTTACACCTAATACCACACAATCCACACTGGATATCGGGTAATGCCGCTTTCTGGACTGCTGGGGTGCATGGACACAAAAATATATATCTCATTGGATATGACTTCAGGGAGTACGGCAAGGGTAAGCTGAATAACATATACCAAGGAACAGACTGTTATGGCGAAAGAAACGGTAGCGATATTTTTGAGGGGTGGTTAGCCACTTTCAGAAAGATGTTGAAACTGAGACCTTATGTGAATTATACTATAGTGCATGACAATCCTCCGGAGTTCTTACATCGTCTGCAGACAGGCACTGACCTGGGCAACAGCAAGATTATAAGTTACAATGAGTTTGAAAAGGTTCTAACACCTCGATAGGTCTAGACCAGCGAGCCTGAATTTATTCTTCCAAGCAAAGAAGTTCTTGTTGTGATTGCTGTAAGGATCCTTCAACCAAGTCATCTGATACAGGTGTACCATCTCGTGTGCCAGGGTTTCAACAAAGTCCTTCCAGGTAGGAAATTTACAGTGTAGTTCTATGTAAAATTCTACATCGATGTGATAGGGTATGACCCTTTGATCGAACTTACCCTTTGGTGTCTTCCTGTTATCCCAATTGGCTACACACCTACCCCAGTCCTTATGCAGTTTCTTCACACGTAATGACACAGATGGTAATCTACTATTGAACAACCCACGATTCAGTATCCTGAACCAATGATACAACTGGTCTTGAGTGGGCTTAAATCCTTTGGTATTCTTGTATCTGGTAATTGTGTTTTCCAACCGGAGCTTCAGTTGTTTCCTCACATTTACGGTTTTATTTTTCGTTTTTTTCATGGTTGACAGTTTTACCAATTGTGCTATAATATACTAATAATTATCTAAATTACCAGGTATCAAAATGCAGTCAGATTTGCCAAAAACCATAAATGAAGCACTTAAAATACTAGCATATAACGATTATTTCTGGCCTGATCACCGTACGAACCATATCAACCCACACCCCAAGGACAGGGAAACAGTGAGATCATTGGCAGAGTCGCAGTACGCCTGGACAGAGAAACAGGCACGTTTGGCAGTAGTCATCCTTAAGCGTTACCTTTCCAAGTTCCAAGCACACCACATGGATATAAAATCTTTGCTGGATAATCCGGTCTACGAGGAAGACTTTAGGGTGATAAGTTTTGATAAGAGTATAGAGAAATACACAGATGACAATGGGTTGGACAAGATTGAATTGAGATTCCCTTACGACAAGAAGATAATACAACTGATACGTTGCCTCAAGGACAAGCGTGACCTACCTGGCATGTACGCACTCTACGCCGGAGAGGACAAGAAATGGACGTTCATGCATACGGACGTGACCACATACTACCTCACACTGATAGCGGTACGTTATGATTTCAAATTCATCACACCCGAACTGCTGGACGACTTCGATGCTGTAAGGAAACAGATAGTGGGGCACAGACAACCAACTGCTAGGCAAACGGAAAACGAAATTGTAATCGACGATGCTCCGGAATCCTTAGCGGAACACTGGACAGAAAACATTTCAAAACTGCCATTGTTACAGCAAGTGGACAGCCTGAAGAATTTTGCGATTTCACCCAAGGGCATATCGGTATCCGCTAAATCTAACTTGGCCGGACGCATAGCACACCACGACTACCATAAACTGTGGATCAACTCAGTGACACACACCAAGAAGGAAGTTGTACAAGCGTTGATAGAACTGGATGCTTTCCCTTTGCTGATGCCATGCCACAGTGACGTGCATGAGGAACAGGAGATAAAGGAATTCTGGGACTGGTTGAAGATCTTTGAATCACACGGCATAGACATGATGAAACAGTGTGCCTGGGGTTTTGATCTCAAGGAACCTGTATACAGGAAAGAAGACAGAGGTTACAGTGCAAGGACAACCGTTATAGATGACAAGAAGCCTAGGGAGTTCTTTGAGAATCTCTACGAACTACACCAGATGAGCAAACAGTTCAAGTTTATAGATGACACTACAAAAATCATCTTCGTCAGGAACAGGATACCACGTGCCTTGATCAAGAGCAAGGTAAAACCACAAGCTTCTTTAATAGCACTAGGTGGTGGATACTACGCCACTGGCACAGACAACCTCAAAAGACTACTTGAAAATCTTCCAAAAAAGTTGTATTATAGTGATCACCAACCAAGTAGTTGGGATTGGCATGATCACGTAATAGAACAGGTATAGAATGAGCAGTTGCAAATTAGTAATAAAGGACGAAGTGAATGTGAAATTCGAGAACCTCAGCCTCGAATGGCGTAAGAGACTATCTAACAAATTCAAGTATGAGATACCATATGCAAGACATTTACCAGCAGTGAAGTTGGGTCGATGGGATGGCAAGGTCAGTTTCTTTGGGCTTGGAGGCACAACATACCTCAACCTAGTTGATCAGATACTACCCATACTGGAGGATGGTGGGGTGTATGTGGACTTCGAGGATCACAGAGAACAACATAACTACGAATTTAAGGCAGTGGATAAAGATTATCTAGCACACATCACATGGCCAGAAAATCATCCTTGTGCGGGACAACCCATACAGTTAAGGGACTACCAAGTGGAGACCATAAACAAGTTCATTGAGAATCCCCAGTGCATACAGGAGATTGCCACCGGAGCAGGTAAGACCATAATCACAGCGGCGTTGTGTCAATTAGTTGAACCTTACGGTAGGACATTGACCATCGTACCTAACAAGAGTCTAGTCACCCAAACAGAGGAAGACTTTCTTGCTTGTAATCTAGATGTCGGTGTGTACTACGGCGATAGGAAAGAACTGGGTAGGTTCAACACTATAGCCACATGGCAATCATTAAATGTGTTGGAGAAGAAAAGTAAGGACGAGCATACAACAGAATTCCTAGAAGCCATACAGGGCATCAACACCATTATTATAGATGAGGTTCACATGGCCAAGGCCGACGTGTTGAAGAGATTACTTACAGGACCATTTGCACACTGTGGCATACGTTGGGGACTGACGGGCACCGTACCAAAAGCGGACTACGAATTTATGGGATTGAAATGTAGCATAGGCGAAGTGGCCAACAGGATACAGGCCAGTGAACTACAGGACAAGGGAGTGTTGGCCAACTGCCATGTGAATGTTCTACAGACACAAGACCATCCGCAGTTCAAGACCTATGGAGAGGAACTTAAATGGCTCACAACAGATCAAACACGGATGACATGGGTGGCACAGACCATCCAAAGCATAGCCACATCGGGCAACACACTGATACTGGTGGACAGGATATCCGCTGGAGAAATACTGGAGAAGAAAATCAAGGATGCGGTGTTCGTGTCCGGAGCAACCAAAAACACAGACAGGAAGGAGCAATATGATGAAATATCTACTGCGACAAATAAGGTTATCATTGCCACATATGGAGTTGCCGCTGTTGGCATTAACATTCCTAGGATTTTTAATCTTGTTCTCATAGAGCCTGGCAAGTCATTCGTCCGGGTGATACAGAGCATAGGTCGTGGGATCAGGAAGGCAGAGGACAAGGACAGCGTACAAATCTGGGACATTACCAGCAGTTGCAAGTTTGCGAAAAGACACCTAGGACAGCGGAAAAAGTTTTACAAAGAGGCCAATTACCCGTATAATATAGAAAAGATAGATTATGAAAATCCTTACACTTGATGACAGGACATACAAATTAGAGAAGATCCCAGAATGGGTGGATGAGAAATTGAGGTTTGCTGTGTTGGACAATTCTGATCCTGCTAACCCGGATTTCTTCTACATACCACTTATTTTCCTAGAGAGCTTCAACGCACCCGCGGCGGTGCTAGAGATCGGTGATCACAAGATCAAGATGCCACTAGACTGGAAGATGCTGATAGGCGAGGCGGGACAATCAGAAATGCACGTGCTACCCATAACCAGTCTCAATGACAGGGGGTTCGACGCATTCACGTTCAACCCTTTATCCAGCACCAAACCCGAATTCATGCCCATAGATATAGTAGACATCTATACTGAAGTGAAGTGGTACTTCCCTAAAATCAAGTCAGGACAGATGTTGGCAGTACCATTGACTAATGGACGTAAACCCATGTGTGCCTATTTTGTAAAGGACATATCTAGGCAGTGTGAACAGGTTGATTATGGCTCGGTCTGGTAGACGTACCATAACCATAGATGCACCTGTGTTGATCACTAGTAACAAGATAGCGGTATGGATGGACGAGGATTGGATGAGAGATTTCTTCGATTGGTTAAGGAAAAATAAATTCAAGATTTCGGCTATGAATCACCAGCAAAAGAAAATAAAATTAACTTTCGTAGATGCCAAAGAATGCACTATGTTTGGATTGAAATATGCCAGCAAAAAAAAGTAACACGAAAAAATTCTTTGATCTTAGAAATGGACTCAAGGCTGTGGACTTCAGGAATAAAGACTACTATGACAGGATAGACGACAAAGAGAAATCACTTTACAGTCCTTACATGCTAATGAGATATGTGTCGAGCTGTTCGTCGAAGGATCGATTCTACGTGGAACACTACGTGGAAATGGTGAACGAATGCGTGAACAAACACTGCTTCACATTAGGTAAACACAAGAAACTGTTGTGGATACTGACTGCTATGTGTGGCACATTACAACAACAGTTCCATCCGTGGATCAAACCTATGAAGCGTGTGCCAAACAAGTCATTAAAAAAATTACAAGAGATCTACCCCACTTGGAAAGAAACCGATCTCGAAACACTAGATAAGGTGATTACAGATAGAGAACTGGAAGAACTGATAGAGGCACATGGCATCGACAAATAAATGCACCTACTGTGGCAAGGAGTTCGCTAAGGCAAGGACTTTACAAGTACACCTTTGTGAACCAAAGCGCAGATACCTACAGCGAGACGAAAAGTGGGTGGTCAATGCGTTCATGGTATTCCAGCGGTTCTATAAGATACATCAACACAATGCTAAAGACAAAACATATGATGATTTTGTTAAAAGTCCTTACTACAATGCTTTTGTAAAGTTTGGCAGATATATCATGCACATCAATCCATTGTATCCAGACAAATACATTGATTTCGTGTTGAAGTCAAAAATAAAACTTGATCATTGGGCCAGGGATGACCTTTACGAAGAGTATCTCATTGAAACATTGAAGACCGAACCTGTAGAGGCCGCACTACAACGTAGCATAGCCACTATGATGGACTGGGCCACCGAACAACATGCACAGTGGTCAGACTACTTCAGATTAGTCAATACGAACAGAGCAGTGCAACATATACAGCAGGGTAACATCAGTCCTTGGTTGTTACTAGGTTGCGAAGCAGGAAAGAAAATGTTAAAATCATTCAACGACGAACAATTACAGATGATAGAAAGATTCATAAATCCAAGTTTCTGGCCCAGTAAGTTGAAGAGCTACCCGGCCGATCTAATGCTGGTAAAAGAAACAGCCAAGGAGGCTAAAATTGTCTAAGATAGATTTAGAAATTGCTGACAATCTAGATTTTGAAGACGGAGACTGTGCCGTGGTAATAAAAGAAGATGGATCAATAGGAAGGGTGATTATGCCAGACATAAACAGGAACGTTTTAGATTCAGAAGGATACAGAAAACTATTAGACGTTTTGGAAGTGTTACAACCGGGATCACGTGACAAGATGATACAGCACGCCGAAAAAGGCAAAGGGAGTATGCACTAATGCCTGATGTAGACATAGACTTCTTCGACAGGGACGGAGTGCTGAAACTTTTCAAACACACACCGGCATCTATGATCAAAGATGGCAAGACCGAGAAACACAAGACTGGAGTCTATTTCCACGCGGTACCCGAACACCCTGTGACAGGAAACTCTTCGTTAGACTACAAGAAAGCAGAGGACAGAGGATACTTCAAGATAGACATGTTGAATGTAAACATATACAAGGAAGTGAAGTCAGAGCAGGAACTTGTGGA